TTACCACGTATATTCTAATTTCACAATCGTCGCCTTGTCATCAAAATTATAATCAACACCAACACCGAGATACTTGCCATCTTTCGTAATTTTCTTTGCGACAGAATAACCAATTTCTTTCGGGCTCGGATTATCTATCGCTTTCGGTGCGTAGCTGACCGTATGAAGGATTTTTTTGTAAGCTTGAACATTATACTGGTTCAGGCTTATTTGCGTGTCCTGCGGTAATTTGGAGGTGTCTACCGTTTCGGTCGGGTTGGATGGCTCTGTCACGATTGCAAAGTCGGCTCCGGCTTTTTCCTGTGCAGTTTTTTCGGCTGCCGGTGCTTCGCTTGCTGTCGTGTAGACAATGTATTGCGGCTGTTGACCGGACGATACAATATATTTTATTTCTTTAGCGGCTTCCTGCGCTTGACCAGTAGATATAGGCACCTGTGCATTGCTGGCAGCCTGCTCGACACCAGCCGGTGTTTCCGCTTGCTGTTGCGATTCATTTGTCACCGGCTTGGCCGGGTGCAAATGTTCATATATGAAATATGCGCTGATACCTAAAATAACAGCGGCCAGCGCACCTACGATGATCTTCTTATGATTTTTTATAAAGCTGATACCAGCCATATCACCACTCCTTACATAGTCAGTCGGACCGCAATGTAGATCAATGCTGCGATCTTGGCATAATTAAATATGTCCGCCTTATGATCGTCCCACCAGCTTGTAACATCTGTCTCTGCTGTCGTAATAGCTTCTGAAGCTTCAGTTTTGAGCTGCGCTTCCTTAGTCTTTATCTTTTCTTCAATGTTATTTATTTCTGCGGTGAAAAGATTTTCTCCCTTTGCTTTCAGGTCCGTAATTGCAGCCTGCATGTTTGTAATATCAGCCTTTATCGCTGCTTCATCTTCTGTCACCGTTTGCGTGGTCGTGGTTTCGTTTGCCATTTTTAAAACTCCCTTTCAAAATTACTCATAATATTCGCTTGCGTCATAAGGCAATTCATCACTGTAACGGTCTGTATACTGCCATATCTTTACGATGCGTTCAGGATGTTCAATCTGAAAGCTGTTCTCATGATAGCCGTATTGCGCTGGCCAGATCGGCACATAATCCGGCAGACAAGTTAGATCAATCTGATTAGATAACCAGTTATAAGAACTGTACAGCCCAACATAGCCATAACCAGCCGCGTTTAGCGCTGTGATAAACGCAGTAATTGGATATACAACATTTCGCGGACCAGATAACATGCTGTCATCTTCCGCGTCGTACCAGATGCCCAATTCCGGATTTTTACCGTCCAGATAAGTTTTTATCCACGCGTCAACCTGCGCTGCTTCGACTTTTGCGGTATCAACATTAGCAGCATGACCATAATAATACACGCCATATTTTAAGCCATGAGCGACTGCATTGTTGACGTGATCAATAAACATATCATCAAGCTTTGAGCGCTCGCCTATTTTCAAGATGACGCCGCCGATGCCGGCATCGGCAATCGCTTGCCAGTTTACATTTTCCTGCCATGCGGACAGATCAATAATTTTCATAGTCAACATTTACCTCCGTTTTAAAAATTTCCCCGTTACCGCCTAAGTCAACGGTATGCCCGTCAAAAGTTGCACCAGGGAACGTGTTGATAATACTTTCGTTAGGATTATGGCTTTCTTTAAAAATCTGCTGTATTTTGTCCAGTTCATCTGCTGCGATATCTGCTCCGGCCTTAGTTACTGTTATTATCATTTTTATCTTTCCTTTCATACGGTTTATCGCCGTCACTACTGTTTTTCCAGCTGTCCATGATGTATTTAACCATAGCCAATACTCCCGCACCTCCCAAGGTCGTAAAGCCATCCCAACATGACTTTATATCAAACTTTGTCCCGTACAGAGCATTGGCAAAATAACCAACGGACCAAAACAAAAACAGGAGCATGAACGCCCCCGTTATTGCTTCAATCATATACTTTTGTATATTTTTCAAGCTCTCACTCCTTTCCTAGATACCGATTTTTGAGATCACCGCCTTTCCGTAATCGACTCCTCAAGATGATCAATACGATGATGAGCCGACTTCGTACTCTCTTCAACTTTTACAAGCCGCAGGTCCATCATTTGTGATCTTTCACCGAGCTTTTCAACACTTTTATCAAGTTTCTGGATAGAAACATTAAGCGGCCTGAGGATAAAATAACTAAATACACAGCCAATAAAAGTCATGACTATTGTTGACTGTACCATCACTTGTAACCATTCCAAGCAATCACCACCTCATTTATTGCATAAAAATAGCCGCTCTATGGCGGCAGGAAGATCGTATTTTCATAATCATTTTCCTCTCAGGTACTTGTTGGATTTGTTGCTGTAGATGTATCTGTCGTATCAGGATTCCTCTTTTTTTGAGCATCAATTATTGTCTGTACTGAATCAATACAGGTATCAAGATTAGACTGTGCGGTATATGCTTGTATTTCAGAATCAAGGACATATTGTTCTAATGTTCTATTATATAGAACAAATTCATGTGAAAAAGAAGGACAATTAGCATAATCTAGCTTGAAATTCTCCAATGTGTCAATATAATCTATATTATTTTTTGCAATAGATATCTGTCCGTTTTCCAACTGAAATAGTTCTTGCGACATATTATCACCTTTCAATATTTAATAATGTAGTTGACTACTATATAAGGCGGCATATTATTATGTGCTGCACCTGAACCATTGTTTGCGATCGTCACATTGTGTGTATGCGTACCAGCGTACTGACAACCAGTTTCCTCCCAATCCGATCCACCAATACCCGCCTTAGCTTGCGCACTAGCAGTTCCTGCATTATCTGCATAGATAAGGCTATGTCTATGGTTGCCTTGTGCATCAGTGGTTGCAGTATGACCATGGGATGGCATCTCGGCAGTAGTCAATATATGAGTTTTTTCTCCGCCGTTTTTGCCCAAGGTAGCAAAATCAGAATCAGCAGAATTAAGGCCGACGCCCACCCTGCTTCGTCGATCGGGCAGATTGAAAGTTGTTGAGCCGTCGCCAGTTCCAAATTTAGTGCCTAAAAGCGCAAATAAATTTACATATGTTGTCCGGCTCACCGCAGAACCATTGCACAGCAGGTATCCGGCAGGAGCTGTGTCGCCATAATATTCATGTCCTGCTCCGACAGGAACCGTTTGGATATCTGGTTTTCTTAAATCTTTTATTGTCCAAGTAACTGTACCGTCTACTACCGTTTGTCCGGCAGCCGGCCATTCCGGTTCGCTGTTGCCCGTTGTACCCGATACAGTACATTCCGCGTAAAGCATGCAGTTTGCGGTCACGCTGTGACTTTTTACCGTATCGCCGACGGCGGGTATTGCACCCGGTTCCCAAAAATTGAGTGTTGCCAGCAGAGCAGTTAAATTACTGATGCCCTGCTCCGGTCCCATACCAATATTAAAATCTATCAAGTTAATACCCCCTTATATCCGCTCTTATGAGCATGCCTGCCATGTTATTGCCGCTATCATCCAGTATTTCAAGATCAAATCCATCTGCGTCTAAATTTGACATGCGCCAGGTGGCCTGTTTGCTGTTCAAGTCTGATGTAAATAATGCTACACTGCTTGGCACGGTAAAGAATTTCTGTTTAAAAGATATATGTTTTATGGCCGCGGGCACTTCAATATTTTCGATGATCTCTTCGGTGTCGGGAACATCAATATCTGTTTCAGCCCCAGATATTTTTAGCTGATTTAATCCCGAAAGTGACTGCCCAGCCAAGCGTATTTGAATATATCTGCCATAAAACTGCCTGTGTGTGGATGATATCCAGTCAGACCATGCTTTGCCATCTACACTCGTTCGGTAATCCTGTGTAATTACGATATCATCGCCAGCATTGCTTTTCAGTTTTATTGACATGAATGTACTTGCCAAGTATTTTACATCTATCGGTGTCCATGGGCCATTACCGAACATATCACCGAATTTTGCTAAGGTTTCGATTGTCTCGTTGCTTTTTACGTACAGCACGCCCCATTGATCAATCCAAAAACAGGCTGTATCTACTATATTCGGGCCTAAATCAATAATAGGTACATATGCTGTGCAAATTTTTGAAAAGCTAAGCTGTTTGAATATATCCGAGAAAAATTCCAGAGAACCTATCGGGACACTGTCGCTGAATGCATTCAAAGCACCGAATTGATCCATATACATATTGGTTATATTCCAGTCTGCCAGATTTTCAGTCCGCTGAAATATAATGTTTTTAGTCGGCAAATTAATCACGTTGACAGTTGCCTTTGTGGCATTTAGGGAATAATTACCGCTATTGTCGACCGCTTTAATCCAAAAAGTTTGAGTGCCTTCGTTCAGAGCTTCAAATTTATAAGAGTTTCCGGTAAAGGTTCCGACTATTGTCGATGTCGTCCAGGTTACTCCTGTGCGCAGTTCATAATAATTTATATCCGGATCATCATTTTCTATAATTGATGCTGTCAGATATTCTCCTGATTGGATTATATACAGCTTACTTATATCCTGCGGTGGAGCATCTTTGCCAGTGATATATACTGAAACCGTCTGGCCTTTTGAAACAATGCCATCTTTTACCGTATAAACATGCACATAATAAGTTATATAGGTCTTAACATTTTCTATTATGCATTTCATGTCATTTGTCGTTTTGGCGGTCTGGTAGGATACGCCATTTTCTGATAAACCTACAACAAATTCATCTACCGACTGACCTCTTTGCAGTGACCACGACACGTTTATGTTTGATATTGTAGTACCGTCACGCTGCATATAAGTTTCTTCGGCGGCCGAAAGGCTGTCTACTTCCGGCTGTGAATTAGGCGGCGTATAGTCAATCACCGGATACTTAGAGTAATCAAGGCTGTCGCTATATACTGCTTCATCATACTCGACTGCCTTTATATTACACAGTTGATCACCGTCACGGCTGATATTGATAACTCTGAACGGTTTTACCGCTTTTTCCGTTTCACCTAGGCAATACACATCATATTGCTGCGGTTTTTCGTCAGAGCTGAAAGGAACCTGAATTTCAAGCAAATTCGTTGTTGCATCCTGACTAACAATGCTTTTTTTGACTATTGTATCATCATAGCGCTGTATTATTATTTCATATAATAAAGCAGATGACAGAGTTATTTCTTTATCAAGCTGAATAGTATTATCACTTACAGCAACTATTCTGCCTGATGCTATGCCGATCTGGCTGACCGCATGATTAAATCCGATAATGTCGCCAAACTCTGATACCATAGCATTTATATCTGCGCTGAATTCAATATCCTGCAGCTGCCGTTCATTTGTTGCCAATGATCTTATTGCTTCGCGCCATGCCTGTGAACGTCTTGCCACACCAAACAGCGTCAGATCGGTTGTATTATCCTGGTCAGAATCATTCCATGTCTGTGACCTTGTCAGAAACTGAGTATTTTTAAAATCATTATCGATATCGTTATAGGTGACATTAATTTCTTTTGCGCGTTCATCAAGAGATGTAAAGCTGCCTTTCACCGATGATACAGTCGTCCTGCCTTCACCGAAAATCTGGCATACGGTTCCCGGTTTGTCAACAACAATACCAATATCATTGCCATGTGATAATATAGTCGCATGGCCCACGGTTGCGGCTTTTTGTGCTTGTGTAATTCTTTTTTCGGATGTATCGAAAAATGCATCGAATTCAAAGCGTTTTTCCTGTTCACCATCGTTATTTAAAATCATTTCATCAGCATAGGCAGCAGCATCCACCCATTGGTCCCAATATTTTATCAGCCGGCTTTTATCAATGCCCTCAACGACATATTCATAGCTGCCCGTATTGATATTTTTCAGGTAGTAGCATTGATGCAGAATGTCATAGGCCGCCCAGATAGGATTTTTAGCAGATCTTTGTTCGTAAACCCCGCTATCTGGGTTAAAGACCCATACATTATTGCGTACCTGCCGCCAATTAACTGACGGTACACCGCCCGACAATTGATTTGTTGCAAGTATTCTGAGCGCAACAAGCACTTTCCCCTGCCGGCAGTATTTGCCATTTTCATAGCTCGTTAAAAGCGCCCAGCGCGTTATAGTGCTCGCTCTGCTTGATGTATCGCGGCTGATCATTTCGGCCCTGATTTCATATTGCGCTTCCGGCAGTCCATCTATACGAATTGACTGAGCAACAAGTGAACTCTGCGCCGCAGTAATTGACCAGGAAGCATTCCAGCTATTCCATGCAGTTGTACCTTTTTGCCTGTACATAAGGGCAATTGTCACGGTCGTCGATGTATAGCTGCCATCGTCATTTATTTTAAATAAGCCGCCTGACCATTCCATTGTCACTTCAAGCGATACAGCTTTTTCACTGTTTGTTGTCTGAATAAGCGGGCTGCTGCCAAGTTCGAGACTTACCGACTGATCAATAGGATTATTGTTAAAAAATGATATAGAATCCTGATCATTCGTGCCGAGCTTTGTCTCGATCTGGACATCAGTATAATTGCCAATATCATTATTTCCGATGCGGATATTTTTTATTTCATCAACAGGTCCTATTCCACCGCAAAGAAGCAAATTAAGATATTGCTGGCTGTTTACAGTTTCAACATGCTGCGTAAGAACCTGTGCCTGCGGAATGCATTCGCCGAAGGTTATGCCCATGACATTTCCTTCTGCCGCCGTAGGCGTTGGGATATCCCAACCATATGTTTGAGTAGTGTCGCTGTTATTTATTGTTGCGGCTGCCGATTTCTGCGGGAAAACTGAATTTATTAATCTGCCGCCCAGATACATAACGGCACCAGACGCTAAAATTGCGCCTAAATGTCCAGCAGCAAAAAAGCCAACGTTACCAACGGCCCAACCACCAGCAGCTATATTGCCTGTATAAGCGATAAGTGCAATAGTTGCCACGTAGCCTAATATTTTGCCGAGTCCGCCGCCCCCGCCGATATGCTGAGTAACTATGATCTGGGTATTATCTTTTATTATTTTACGCTTTTCCGGCTGCTTTATAAGCTCTCCATTAACGACAAAAATATCTGCATCAGGATAATATTCTTTTACCGTTTTTCCTGCAACAAATTCTTCCCGTCGTATTGCTTTGAAATGCGGTTCAAAGGGATTTTTGACAATTATTATTTCTATCATCGCAACCACCCCGGAACATAGAAACCGGCTATATGGGATTGCCATTTCGGCAATCGATCGATAACAACACCAGTTCTGCGGTATGCATGGATAAATTTATTATTATCAATACATACTCCAACATGATCTGCCCAGCCGCCACAGACAAGCTTTATGACAACAAGTGCATATTCTTCCGGCTTATTTAATTTTTTCCACAGCGGTTTATTTTTCGTCAGGGCATCGGTTATTCGGTTTGTGGCCATTGCCGATATATTAAATTCCGGCAGGTCTATACCTTTGCGATAATATATTTCTTTTGCCAGTCCCCAGCAGTCAAGGCCCGTTTTATCCCGCCCGCCGTCTTTAAATGGTATGCCGATAAGATCATCATACTGCATTATTATCCCTCCTAGCTGCCACTTTCAACACCCGGCTCTCCGCCAAAACGTGACGCAATCCTGCATGTCGACAGAGTGCCATTGCAAGCGCTTGCCGACCCAGCATAACCACAACGCACGGATTTAAACTTCCAGCGACAAAAATCACGATTATATTTGTTCGGCGGATACTGCCATGCAAAATCCTTGTCGCTGGTCAGAGCGAATGTTACCCAGTTTTCATCATACTGCGTCATATTATTGCTCAAAGTGATTGAAAACTCCGGCGTAGTATTGCCTAAATGAGCTGCATGAATAATATATATAGTTACTGTTGCATCAACAAAGCCGCCGTATTTTTGAATGTATGTCTGTATGACACCGCTGATATTGCTTACTTTAAGGTTAAGAGAGGGAACTTCTTTGCCATCCTGCGTTATGCTGTCTATCTCGATTGGGAACTTATACCATGCCTGGCCGTTCCAGCTGACGTCTTCAGTATTGCGTGCAAGCCTGATCGGCTCTGTCAGTGAACTATGCTCAACCTGTACCAGCAGCAAAAAAGGCATATCGTTGGCGAGTTTGTTTTTTTCTATTATGCCGGCAAGTGACCATATCTGCATTTTTTACACCTCTTCGAATTTAAGCGTCCCCTGCCAGCCGGCGGGGTGATTATGCTGAAAAGAAAAATCTCCCGAAAATCTTACAACGTAGGATTGCCCGTCAATCGGATTTATCCACGAAAAAGAAGCAAACTTCCCGACCTGTTGCCAAAAAGCTTTTAATAACACATAATCATCATCGGATAAAGCTACCCATGAAAAAGACCACGTACTTATCATTTTTGTTGTACGCGGCCTTGTTATTTTATAATTTGCATCAGTAGTCGTGCTGATCGTGCTGTCTGCCATGCTTTCGGTAAAGCTTTCGCTGCAATTAGATGCAGATGATATATTAGGCGCGGCTATTTCAGGAAAAGTATTCATTTTATCACCTCGATGACAGCAGCGTTTTCAGACTGCTCGCTGAATTATTTACGTTTCGCTGCACACCATCAACAACGAAATTCAAAACTGTTTTTTGCAGGCTGTCGTCATAAGAACTGCTTTGCATCTGCACGTTTGAATTTGTATTATTGACGATATTTACCTGTACACCGCCCCCGCCGCCAATTAATCCATTACTGGGAAGCGGCACAACAGCTTCGCTTACGCCCGGTTTTTCTCCAATTAAAGCCAGCGTCGGGGCAGACACTATACCACCATTTGCCAACGCAGGAACAGAGGTCATAAGGTCGGTCATGTCTTCCGGGTTAGTGACATCTGTTGTCCACGATGCTGACATAGCTGTTGATACACCGAAAGCTGTTGATACCACTCCCAGCAGTGAGTTCGTTATTTGTGCCGAAGCTCTTTGTGCCACTATGTTTGCAATGGCATTAAGAACTGATTTCTCGAAATCATGAACAACATCTATTGCTGAATGAGTACCAGTTATAAAATCTGACATAGACGATGACATCGAACTGTAAAATGAACTTGCTGAACTCGCTAAATTATTGTAAATAGAACTGTGAGCATCATCCCAAAGTGTTACATATTCTTTAGCAAGAGCTTTTTGTCCATCAATATCAAGATCATTTTTTTCTGCCTGCGGATTATTTGTAAGTTCTTCAATTATTTTCCTGTAATCGCCTTCATCCTCAAGCGCCTGCATCCTTTTTTCATGTGACTGCTTGATTGCTTCATCGTATTTTTTCTGAGCTGCTAAAAGTTGAGCATTTGCCCATTCTTCGACAGCGACTTTAGCAACCGCATCATTCTGATCTTCGGCTATTGCTTTTAATTTTTCTTTACGCTCATCTGCCAATTTACGTAGTGCCGTTTGATATTCGACATCGGCGGCAGCAGCATAATCATCGTTTACGGCAGCCAATGTGCTTTTAGTATCTTCTTTGACTTCGGACCATGATTTTTTCCAGGCATCAACGACCTTTGTTTTCATTACGGTTTCATACTCATTGAGTTCTGTCTTCAGACCGTCGACATTTACACCTGCGGCCTGCAGCTTTGCTATTTCACCACTTTTTTGCGCTACGTCTGCAACAACTTTACTCATGCCCTGCTGATAAGTCGTTGCGGTTTCGCCATAAATTCCCTCCTGCATAGAATTCATTAGTGACGTTGCTTCCTGCTGTGCCTTTTTTAAATCTTCAAGCTTTTTTTGAATATTTTGCTGATTATTTTTTTCTGTCCCGTTGGCAAAGTACGTTGACGATGAATTATAAAGCCCCATTACTTTTGCAACATAATTTTGCGTTTCTTCGTAAGGAGGAACATCTCCATATTTTTCAACAGCACCGCCGCCGGCATTATATCCTGCCGCTGCTAATCTGTAATCACCATATTTTTGATACAGACCTGCTGCATACTGCGCTGAACCCATTATGTTTTCATCTGGATCATATGGATTAGAGACTCCAAGGCCTGCCGCAGTGTCCGGCATTAGCTGCCCGAGTCCTATTGCACCCGCTGATGATACAGCGTTTTGATCTCCGTTACTTTCCGTTAAAATTATTGATGCTAAAAAATTAGGATCGATGCCATATGTATTTGCCGCATATTCAATTTCATTTGCATATGGCTTTAATTGGTCAGTTTCAAGCAGCGAATAATGTAAAACCTCAGGTGCTTTTTGCTTTTTTTCTTTTGGAGTTTTTTCACCAATATTGTTAATATCTGCAAATTGCGATGCCAGTGCTTGCTGTTGAGCATCTATGTCAGCCTGCTTTCTTTCTGCCTCTTGCTGTGCTGCCCACGCTTTGCCTTGATCAGTATCAAGCCATCTTTCCCCAGCCGCCTGGTCAAGCTGAGAAACTGTATCTTCATCCGTCACCTCTACAGTTTTTTGTGCATTTGCAGTATAACCGCCTGTTTTAGGATCATAAACCGTATAGCCGGCATCGTTGTCATCTTCCTGTGTAGTCCACGAATTTGTATCCTTATTCCAGAAATATTTTTTATCATTGAGATCATAAGTATTATTGCGATTTTCCGTATCTTTTTGTTGTTTCCATTCATACATTTTGTAGATAGCATAACCAATTGCGGCAGCTACGCCTAACCAGCCGCCGGCTAACGCCCATACTAATGATGTCAGTCTTGTAACAGCTGTTGCAGCACTGTCTGTTGCCACAACGGTTTTTGTCCCGGCAGCAACAGCCGCATCACCTGCAAGCGCCGTTTTTGCACCTAAAGCTTCCTGTTCTATAGCTGCTGCCTGAGTAGCGGCTGTGCTTTCCGTCTGTGCCGCTACTGCCTTTTCTCCTGCGGCTATTGCCTGTATTCCTACCAGATCAATTGATTCGCCTAATTCCACCTCAACTATTCTTGCCGCTTCAGCTGATTCTGCTATAGCTGCATTGGCTTCAACTGCAGCTGCAGAGGCAATTTTTGCGGAATCCGCCTTTACTGCTTCTGATTCAGCAACACGTTCATTTGCACTGATAACAAGGTTTGCACTTTCAGCTGTCCCCGCGTTGACCGCAGCTACTTTTGCCGCGGCTTCAGTAGCGGCGATCTGAACGCTCGCAAATCCTGCTGTCTGTTTTTCTGCACTTGCAGCATTTTCAGTATTCATCGCCTGATAAGCTGCAGTCATATCAGTTGTTATTTTTTCAGCCATGATGGCAGTTCTCTGCTCTATCTCAACGCAACTTTTGGTAACCAGAGCCGCTTTTTCTTCCTCTGATATCTGCATCGCCATGACCGTTTGCTGCATAGTTTTCTTTTCTTTTTCAGCAGCCTGATCAAGTAAGCGTGTGCGTTTATCAATACTTTTTTGCTGAGATGCACTTATTACCGCGTCACCTGCCACACTGGTACCAGTAGATGCAGGTTTTGTCTGCGCCCAGACATCTGATACCTTGCTGCTTATTGAGCTGACAGCCTGGAATGTTTTATAGATGGCAACAAGTTCCAGTAAGTCTTTTGATAAATCAATAATCTCTGTTTTATTTGCTGCAACATATTTCGCCGTTTCAGCCAATCCCGCAATAATTGGGGGAAATAATTCTGCTGCAATCGGTGCGAATACAGCTCCGCCAACAAGCTCTAACTGTCCTGCCTGCATTTTGAGTACGTCCAACTGCTGCGATATCTTGTGCATCTGCTCAACATCAAGACCTATCCCCTTTACCTTTGCAGCATTTTCAGCCGCTTCGGTATAGTTTTGCAGAGTTTTCGTAAGTGTCATACCACGAACACCAAGGGTGTTCATGATAAATTCCTGCCCGTATCCTGCATCGCTGGCAAGTTTATAGCCCTGTGCAAGATTTTTAAGCTGCTCATTGAGCGGCAGGAGCTTGCCGCTTGAATCCTGCATTGACACACCAACGGCTTTTAAAGTAGCCTGCGCCTTTTTCCCTTCTGTACTGTTAGATACAAGATTTTTATCAAAACGCAGGAAAGCGCTTGCTGCTGTCTGAACGTCAGCACCGGTAAGTTTCAATATCCTTGACATTTCAACAGCTTCGGCATTTGTTATATGCAGTCTGTTGGACAATTGATAGACATTTTCTCCTGCATCGACTGCACTTTGTACTATACTTGATAAGCCAAAACCACCTGCGGTAACTGCCGCAAGTCCGGCAAATTTTGTTATAAGTGCACTGACGCTGCTCGTAGTTCCGGTTAGCGCATTTTGCATTTCATTGACAGGATTGACATTAAAGGCTTGTTTTATTTCCGTCTGGGATTTATCAAGTTCTTTTGACAGTCCAGACGAATCAGCGCCTATTTTTACCATCAGTTCGGATATTACTGACATATTTATTTCCTTTCCGGCTCCCGCAGACCAAATTCTTTTAGCAGAATGTTTCTGTCTTCAGCAGCCTTTTTTAATTGATCTTCTTTACTCTCATGAAGCGGTTTCATTATTTGCTGCACCGTTACCGGTTCTTTCAGGTGCGGAGCAATAAGCCATGAGGTAAAATATGCACGTTTGAAATCATTTTCTTTTTCTCTTGCCTCATATCCATCAATAAGCTTATAAAATTCATGCGGCTGCAAGTTTTCGAATTGAGTCGGCAATAAATTAAGCGGTCCGTATGCTATTCTTTCAGACCGCTCAATCCAATGTGCAAATGATCTTATTTTTTGCTCTCGTACACCACTTCCGGGGGCGTTTCCTTCACCCCCGGAATAAAAAGCCCGGTTTCATTTATTGCTGTGATTATTTTTGCATTCAGGCGATCAAGTGTACCACCGTTGTCACAAAATTCCTGAATAATATCATAGGCTTGTTCTATGTCTATCCCTTTATCGTCCACAATGCCGTTTTGCAGTGCCGCAGTGGTGACATTGATATCAAGCTGCTGTACTAATCCCCTCGGACCTGCTGCAAACAAAGATGTGATTGATTTACCTATTGCCCTTTCCATTCTTGCAAGCGATTTTATATTAAAACATAGCTCATATTTTTTGATTGGCTTATCGGCTTTACCGATTACAATATCTACACTGTTTTTCATTATTTATTCCTCTTTTTTATGCACTTATAGTAATAGTTAAGGTAAATGCCGTGGTGTCAGTAGCCACGGCAAGAACTACATCACCGTTGCTTTGTGCATCGAGATAAGACTGCTTAATTGTCAGCGTGCCGCTGCTATAGCTGTAATCAGTGCCAGCCGTAAGTGTAGTGCTGCCGTTTTTAACAGTGCTTACCGCTGTTGTCGACGGTGAAATAGTAAACACAGCATCAGCAGGAGCAGCTTTGCTAAATGCAGCGGTTGTTTTATCAATAGTCGCTGCCGTGATAAGTTCAGAGATCGGTCCGTTGCCTTCGAGTGTTATTTTCACTGTGCCTATCGCATCATGGGCATTGTCGTCATTGTACTCAGTGATATAGGCCCAGCCTGTACGGTAAGAACCATTTTTATAAGCAATTTTTACATGCGCTTGTTTATCATTTATAAAGCAGTAATCGATCATCTGTAAGGCTTCATCACTCATGATCTGCAAGCCGCTGTAGTCTATCGACCAGCTTTTGAGTCCCGGCACGGTTGAACCCCAGCCGCCGGAGGTTTTATGCGATGCGTCAAGTGTATTTGCTTTTCTGCTAAGTGGAGTGTTCCTCTGCCCGCCAATGATAAGCCAATCGGGAACATCAACAGCTCCCTTGTTCAAATAGAGCAGTGTATCTTTGCCTGCCTCGGCTACGGATACGTTCGGGTTATCCGGTAAATTATTCAATTCCTGATCTGTTAACATATTTTTTCCTCATTTCATTTCTTTTGCAATTTAAAGATCGCCGTTAGTACGCCATGATATCCATACGTCTCTTCCGGGAATGTTTCAACAAAATCAACATCGCAGTCAATAACGGTATAACCTTCTACTTCAAGTTCCCGTCCTTTTGCTGTGATAAGCACCGATACATCATTCAGAATACTATTTACAACTTCCTTGTCATTATTGCCGGCCCATATATCTATCTGCATTGATGCATTCCAGATTACGGCATTTTTTACGCCGGCATTTTTGAAGTTTATCGCACCTATTGTCATATACGGTAATGACGTTTTTTCCGACACATTACCATATATAGGCTTATCCTGTCCTGTTTTGATAAGGGCAAACACCGCTTTTTGCAACGGCACAAGCGGTATATCCTTAATAATAATCATTGCAGTACCTTCTTAATGCTTTCCTCAATGCCCGGACGTTCTTTATCCATTGCCGGACGCAGGAAAGGTTTTTTCGGCATTGCCCCATTATTTATATAGCCCCTTACAAAACGGCCGTTTATCAGCATTGCCTTTCGTCGTACTGGATATACAAGACGTTTTCTACTGCCAAACTCGACAAGATGTGAATGCGGTGCAGTAGATTTTACAACACCGCTTGCATAGCTGTAATTGGTATTCGTTTCCATTTTGATGCCCTTTTTCAGATTACCTGTTGCCGACATTGGGGCATTTCTGATCGCCTGTTCAAAAACCGCGGTAGTTCCATTTTTAATGGCTGCTTTGATTTTTCCCTGCGTTGCGATATCGTATTTTTCAATCTGAGCTGTTGCCTTAAATACACCTTCTTCGATATTAGCATATATAAATCGCGGCATTACGGATCGACCTCCTTTGTTGTCAGTATAATTTCCCCTGGGGTTGATGTATCGACATGCAGCACCTTATAGGTATGCTCACCTTCAATAATTTTCCAGCCTTTTTCAATATTACGGGGACGTATGCGCATACCCTGCGTTGTCTCGACTGTTTCACCGCTGCCGATCATTGCCGTTGGAACAATCCTGACTCGTAAAAACTCCGCCCAAATATCACCGTCAGAGGTAAAGCTTATCGGCTCACCAAAGCCTTCATCTGCTCCGCCCGATACCGGTTTCATAATTTTTATTCTATGCGACATTTTATTTATTTTCATGAGCTGCTCCAATACTGCATTTGCGTAATTAGTGTTCTTATCGCATAACCATAATCTTTTGCTCCGTCCTGCGTTGAATTACGGTTTTCATACATTTCTGTGATAATGGCCAATTGTGCAATTTTTGCCTTTGCCGCAAAACCGCTGTCGGTTATATTTGTTGCATAATCTGTCACAGCGTCCTTTAAATATGACTCGGACGCTGCAATAAGATTATTTATTAAATCATCCTCAACAGTGCTGTCAACACGCAAATAAAGCTTTGCTTCATCAAGTGTCACGCTCATAATGTCACCTTAAGCGCCAACATCAAGTTTTAGGTAAGTCATTGCCGCGGAATCCACTTCCTGCACGTCAAAGCGTTCTATTGCCCTGACAAAAGTTGCATTTTTAGTAAATCCGGCTTCAGTAGACACCGCAATTTCAATTCCCACACGGTCAAAAAAGTGTATCAAGTCAGACATAGAACCGACAACAAACGGAGCAAGAGTTTTGCCGGCTTCGGTAGTGGTGTCATTAGCTAAAAGCGTATCCTTCAGCATGACGATACGGCGCCCTTTGAAAAGATACTGCGTGGGATCGGCAAGACTGGCAGTAAGCAGCGGACGTTTATTGCTGTCTGTCAGCTGGTCAAGATAATCGTATCCCGTCTGGTTTGTAAAAATAGTCGCACCTGCGGATATCGCGGGATCTAAAGTTTTGTTTAACGCTGTCTGAATCGACTTATAACCGGTTGTCGGTACCGTTGCAGTAAGAGCATTGATAATGGCCAGTATCTGCGCGTTTTCCGTATTGATCGCTTTTCTGGCGAAACGCTGGCCGATAACAGACATAAGATCAATATCCACATCTTCGAGCAGCTGGTTTGCTATGGGGATAATATCGCCATAATCCTTCACCGCATATTTTATTTGCGCAAAGTCCAGATCGCTCTGTGCTATTTCGTTGAGTTCTTCAAAGTTAGTCAGGGTACCGTCTTCTTCACCTATCGTCGGCTGCTGTCCGTTGCGGCTGCCGGCAGCTCTTATCGTGCAGAAGCTTTTCAGCGCAGTATAGGAGCGTCGGAATTCCAAAAGCTGGGCAAACTGTTCAGTCGGTATCAGATAGCCGCCTTTTGCCGGAGTCGCACCAACCTGTCCTGGAGTTCCTGCGGCATTAACAATTTTATCTACTACGCTTTTTTCTTCATCGGTCAAAGTCCGGTTAAATACCTGACCAAACACGAGCTTGTTAAATGTGCGGTTGATAAGCTTTTTGTCGTTTTTATCGGCAATTGTGTTTATCGGTGTCATGCCCTGCGTGAAATTACTGAAATCACTGTCCTCCATTGCTTTTACGGTATTATATTCCCGGACAAGGTCTGTCAACTCTTTTGCCTTAGCCGCGGCATCGTCAAATTTCTCTGCTGACTGCAATGTTTCAATTTCAGCACGTACCTGTGTGATCTGATTCTTGATTTCATCGGATTTTTTCATGTTTTATACCTCTTTTTTATAATATTTGAGCCATTGCCAGGGCAACAGCTATGTCATTTTTCTGCCTTTTGAGCTTATATTCTGCCAGTTTTTCAATGCTTTTATCATTGTTTTCCGGCTGTTTTACAGGTTTTTTCGGCATATTTTCAGCTACAAATTTGATATTTTCCGGTATATTGCCGATATTTTCAGGGAGTTTACCGACACAGGCCACCATCTGCAGTGCATCTGTCGTTTTTATATTAAATATCTGTGCTGCATCTTCACCGGTAAGCCAGGTCGTTTTATTAACCATCTCATGTATTTGATCAGCGGTAATGCCTTTTTGGGCATTACTAACATACAAAGATTCCATACCTTTTTGGATAGTATCGAGAGTATCCGCTGCTTGTAAAAGCTCATCAGCATTACCGGCTGTCGACATCATTGGTTTATGGATCATGAGATAGGCATTTTTAGGCATTTGTTTATTATCGCAGGCAAAAAATATCTGCGTTGCTATACTTGCGGCGACTCCATCAACAATGGCAGTGGTTTCCCCATCATGGCGCTTTAACATATTAGCTATGGCCACACCCGCAAATACGGTACCTCCGGGGCTGTTTATATAAACATTAAGACTTTTCCCCTTCAATTGATCCAGTTGATTTTTTACATCAACTGGAAACACAAATCCTGCCGTATCATCATCGCCAAACAACTTAACCATATTCTTACTCATATCATCCATTATCTGGCCGGTGACATATAAATCCGCCGATGTATCAGTCACGTTTTTAATTTCAAAACCTTTCATCATTTGCCATCTTCACCCCCTTTCGGTATAGCCTTATTTTTATAAGCGCTGCCTAAATCCTGCAGCTTTACATAGCTGCCGTTGGCAATGATCACATTGCCGTCTTTATCCGGCGGCATGCCCGCATAGCGACGTGCTTCGTTGACTGAATAGACGCTGCCGGCCACATATTTATTAAGCATATCCGCCTGGGATGCCGGATCACCGCGCAGTATCACGCTGACATTAAATTCATAACCGAGTCCCTGCTGTAGTTCCTTTGTCGTCAGCAGCTTGCGGTTTAGCTCCTGCTCATAAAGCGTGATGTTATAAAGCAGCGTATCAACGTAAAAAGTCAAGTTCTGCATAGAGCTGTTTGCATAACTTGACTTATCGTAATTATTTAAGTGGTTTGGCATAATGCCAAAGGCTGCGGCCACCTGCAGGCTCGAAAACTTTTTTAACTCGTAAAACTGGCTATCCGTAAGTTTTAATTCCAATGGCACTATATCCCAATTTGGCGGCAGCGGTATAATTCTGTCTGTGCGTTGTCCAGCTAATTCGGTTAATTGGGCAATAACATTTTGCATGCTTTTTTTATCTAAATCACCAGTATATTTAACGACGGCATTTGCCGTCAATCCTTTTTGGTAAAGGTCATTTAAAAAACGCTGCGACGCTTTATTGCCTTGCATGTATGACGCCAATATTTCTCTGACGCTTTTACCGGCAAACCCGTTTCTGCCCAGTTTCCAGCTTTTTACATGTATTACATCATCCGGGTAAAACCAGTAACTTTGCCCGCTCACGCTGTCAGTATAAAAATAATAATATTGTCTTTGAGTAAACTGGCTTGTATTGTTAACCCATATCTGCACCATGCGCGGATCAAGGATATATAACCCTTCCATACTTCCGTCCGGATTACGGTTAATGTAAGCATAGCCGTTACCGTAATGATTCCGACAGTATTCGAGGGATGTGAAAAACTGTGCCGGTGTTAAAACGGCATTTGGCTGCACATTCAGATATTGATAAGTGTTATGGTCCGTTATCCTGTTTTTGTCGCTGTCTTTTAAGGCAATAGGCATTTTTCCCAGCGATTCAGACAGCTTTTTCATGCATATAAAATAGGTTATCTCTGATATATCCGGTCCGTCGGTGCCGATACGATTATTAAAAAATAAAGCATTTACATCAGAAAGAGTAAAACCGCCCGAATCATTTTTGATATTTGATCTAAACGCACCGACCATTTTATTTAAAAATGACACTCTTTAGCCTCCTTTCTTTTAATTTTTTGTTGGTTATATATTCTTACCTCTATACGTGGACACTATTCAATATTTTTTGCCGCCTGCATGGCTTTTTCCCACATATCATAAGCTTCATCGGCTGATATCTGCCCGTCATCCTTATTCATAAAATACAGTTTCCAAGAATCAAGCACGCAGTCAACCGGATCAATGCGGTCTGGCTGCGTCATTTTATCGACTTTTATTTCGCCAAAACTGTTTTTGGTTGTTATGGCGTTGACCATGCTCCATGTTAAAAGCGCATTGTTTTTATTATAGAGCACCATACATGCTTTGACAGACAGCTGAAAGTCCACTGTTGCATCATTTAAACTTCTTGCCGATTGCACGACTTCGGTCAGATCGCAAGGCATGATATCTTCCAGATCAGCAAGAAAAGTATCAGCATTGTGATTGTCATAACCGCAGCCGATGATTTTTAGATTATAATCGGCGATCGCTTGCTTAAGATACTCAATAATCGCTTTATAGTCTGTCTTTATGCCGTACAGTCCGCTGGTCAGGGTAATAAGTCCCTGATTAACCCAAACACGGTACGGTGCGTCATCTGTCTTTTCATGTTCAGCCAGCCGCAGCTCTGGCATAAAGCTATGCGAGAAGATATAGACTTTATCGCCCTCAAGCGGGAACACCAGCGCAATGCTGGTTAAATCACCGCCGGAAGATAGGTCAATGCCAAGATAGCATTCCCGGCCTTTCATATCCTGCAATGTCAGATCGGCTTCGCACATTTTCCATTTATCGAGGTTGAGCAGCGCGCCGCCCGCGTATGTCACCCAGACATTTAGCGATTTGGTCAAAAAATTAACAAGGTCATCGCCTTGTTTTTCTTTTGCATCTATTGCTTTTTCGGCCATGCGGGCCAGCATGTTTTGATTTAGGGTATTATCCGCATGCCACAGATGCAGCGGATTTGCTTTTGCCCAGTTTTTTGAGTCCCATATATCATCATCTTTATCCATTTCGGCAATGAAAATAAACAGGGAATCCTTTTTTATTGCCCCTGCCAACACCTTTTTGCAGAATTGATACTGTTTATAACAGGGACTGTTTAAATCAAATCCTGCCGTTGTTATCGCAATTGTGAGCGCATTGTCAACGGTAATCTGCCCATCAAGCATGAGCTTGTACATCTGATTCGTGGGGTGTGCATGATATTCATCAATTATAGCTAAAATACTACGGAACCCATCCGCACTTTTGGTGTCCCGCCCGATTGCCTTTATGACAGTACCCGTGACTCGGCTTGTAATCGTGCGGTCATGCGTCCTGATTTTATACAACTCTTTTAAATCATCGTCGGACTCTATAAATTTATCTATTTCATCCCAGACAATATTTGCCTGTTCCTGCTTTGTCGCCGTGCAGAATATGCGCCCGAATTGATAACCGGAAAATCCTGCAAAGTCGTTGCCTAGTTCGCCGGCGATAAATGATTTGCCGTTTTGCCGGCCCATCTGCACATATGCTTCACGGAATCTCCGCTCTTTGCTGTGCTTTTTACGCCAGCCAAATAACGCGCCGATTATAAAATCCTGAAAGCCGCGTGTTTTTAGCGGCTTTTTCTCTTCACCTTCGCCGATTGTCAGTGTATTTGCGATATCTATATGTTTTTCTGCAGCTTTTTTGTCAAAGATATATGCCGAATCTTTATTTGCTATGTCGTCAAGATGCCGCCTGCAGGCAAGGTATTCACTGCGCCCAGCTATTTTCCCGCCCGAAACAATCAGCTTTGCATAGGCAGTCGTCCGATCTGTCATCAGGCATCCAGAAATTTGATGAATTTATTTACGGTTTTGTCTTCTTTGACAGGCACGATCAGCTTGAGACGGTCTGTCGTGGCAAGGCCAAGCTTTGTACTGCACTGCATGATCTGTTTGACATAGCGTTCCTGCGCTGACAGGTAAGGTGACACCGTTTCATATTCCCCATAACCATTTTTGCGGTAACCCGTGTCTCCATAGTCATGGATATGCTGCACAAGTTTCATATACCGACTCCAGGCATTGGCATATATTGCAAGGATGGCCAGATCAAGATTATCCAGCAAATCGATCTGTCCAGCCTCGGCAACAACGCGGGTAAATTCGGCTGCGGCATCTTCATCAAGCCAGGCAGGCGGTGAAAGCGCATCGCGCGGCAGTTTTATTTTCTTTTCCTGCTGGCGTCTGGCGCTGCGTTTGTTTTTCCCTATTTTTCCGGTCGATATGTCTACAACTTTTCGCGGTCTTCCCGGCATGCTATCACCCCTTTTTAGAATTTTTCATTTCTGGCATTTTTGCGCGAAAAAAGACCATACGCGGTACTATATTTTCATCTCTGAAACTTTTTCAGGTACCCCCGCCGGCCTTAATGATATCAAAGAGAATCCCTTGTATTTTCTTCTTTGACATTTCTGATTTTTTATAGGCTTCATGTATCTCTGCATGACTTTTATCGCTCAGGTAAATGAGATTGGACTGGTCATAAGCACGGTTCTTATCCTCTGCTATCTCAGTGATGTGATGACTCAGCGTGCCTTTTACAAGTTTATGCTTAACATGCAGCGCGTATAAATCCAGGCCGTTACATTTACGCTTGCAGTCATCTGACAGCAGCTTCCACATCTTGCTGTGGTAGATAGCTGCTGACTCTTTATTGCGGCTGTATCTGTCATATTCCTTATGTCGCTGCTTCTGGCATTCGCATTGTTCATTGATTTTTATTTTTCGCCCACAGCGTCCGCATACCTTTGTCAGCATACTATCTTACCTCCTGATTGAAATTGGGCATTAAAAAACCGCTAAGAAAAGTCAATCAGTTTCTTAGCAGGTTAAAGAAATAAGCGCAAATGCTCAACACCGTTATTTTGGTGTACAGTATCTACGCTTTTATATTAGGTTGCCTCTTCTTTTATTTGCTCCCATGTTCTTTTTAAAATCTGTTGACATCTTTGAGTGAAAGTAGATATATCTTCTTTTATGTCAATAGATTCTAATGAACCAGGTTTATTTAGGTGAGATATCCCATACATTTCATCTGCTTTATCTTCAATAGTATTTTTAAATTTTTTAATATCTGTTACAAAGTCTTCTTCAGAATGCGTGTACATTAAAATAAGTAAATCGAGATTTTGGCATAATAAATCCATAGCTTTGGCCATTTTGAGACTATCACTTTCCTTATTACAGCATTCACTTTTTAATTGATAAGCAGCTTCGGTACACATTGCCATATTCTCTCTTACTTTATTTAACCATTTTACTCTTTCAACGGTTATTATTTCCTTATATTTCATACTCCGATCATTATTACATTTGATAGTAGCCACTAGCCATGCAATTGCTCCAGATAATATTGTTCCTATAATGCTAATTTCTGCTGCAGTTATTGCGGAATTATTTGTATCCAACATAATATCACCCCATCCATAAGATGACATAATTATATCACAAAAGCCGCCCACCTTTCGGCAGCGGCTGTGTGTTACTCTTCACTTTTCTATAGTATAGCATATAAAATGGGGTAGTTATTCTCGGAATAAGGATTATTTTTTATTTATTGTATATGAGAAATGTAGTTTTTATATTTTTCAAAAGCTTTTTTTTCTTGATCATTTAAGTTTACAGGATAGTGATTTAATTTATCCGTTATTTCTTCGGGGCGAATTAAATCTTCTAGCTTTGCATTACCATAATTTCTAGTATGCCTATTAGTTCCTAATTTTCGAAGAGCGTTCTTAACTGCGAAATCATCTACTATCCCAATTAATTCATTATATAAGTAACACCCTAAACTATATTTACACTCATATAGTGTTCTTTTTACATTCGAGTCATTAACCTCAAATTCAGTGATTATTGTTTCTAAGTCACGAATAATATCCTCCCTATCTCTGTCTGGAATACCATCTACTATGCCATGATAAAGAAATGTCTTACTAGTAATGTTTATATAAAGGGCAGCAAGATTTTTTAGCTTTTCAACTGCATTATCTGCATCATCAATGATTTTTTCCACTCTCTTTACTTTAAATCCCAACCCACTTATTTCTGCTATTTTATCAAAATTCAAAAAAGCAACTGCTATAGCTCCGCCGACTATGGATGTTATCATTTCTGTTGATTGATTCTTATATCCAAAATACATTCCTGGGCCCAAAATAATAAAAACATATATGATATTAATGAATATGTGTAAAATATATTCATTAATATTTAGTTTTTTATCTTCCATATAGATTAAGCTCCCTATTTTAATTATACGTTTGAAAATATCTATGCTCACAAAAACCGCACATTCAGATGCGCGGCTATCGTCAAATTTCTATGCTATTAGTATACTACGGATTTCGTAGAAAAAAAGGACAAAAAAGGTATTCTTTTGGTACTAAAAGGGTAAGAAAAAGGTAACGAAAAGGTATCGAAAGGGTAAGGAAAAGGTAAAATCCATACAATCGACTTATCCACAACTACTTGAAAAACACGAAAGACAGCTGTTCAGGGACCGCTTTCGGCCCGAATACAGCTGTTGCCATACTTTGCAGAGCTTCATCATGTTTTCTTCGGCTGGTTTTTATATTGCAGTGCACCTGGCTTGAAATAAACTCCCATGAATCCCTCTCGATCCAGCGTCCTTTCAAGATAATTTGCGACTCATCATCAAGCTGCTGCATTGCCCGATCCACCCTATCCAGATTTGTCCGGATTTCGGTGATATTGAGATTGAGCTCGACAATTTCATGCTGCAGCTTCTCTCTTCGCTCGGTCTCCTGCTCAACCTTGCTTGAGTCGCTGCTCTTAGAACAACCAGCAGTCAGCGAATACTGCGCTGTGATCGGGTGCATGATGGTCTTGAGCATTTCTTCCTTGGCGGCCTTATCAGCCTCAAGGTTCTGCAAATATGTACGCAGCTCGTCATTTCGTGATAAGTAGCGTATTACTGTCTGGATATAATCGTTGTATTTCTTCATGCCCTTTTCCTTCCTGTGATGAGATTTGGCCATACTGAGGTGTCGGCATGGCCCTTTAGTTATTTCTAAACCTATCGAAAGTAATAGGTTTAAACTGGTCGATTTCGACACGGTTACGCCTTATCGATTATCCCTATTCCTTTACATTTATCGCATGTGCATAATGGTTTATTTATCTTTTTCATCAATTCCGTTAACCACAGGTCAACTTTTTCTTTTAGCTCTTTTTCACTGTTAGCAGTCAACCCTTCAATAATTGAGTATCCACTATAATGATTAATATCGTCTGTCATCTCAAATATTGTTGACTCTTTATGTTTAGCTACTCTGAAATGTACTTTTTCTCTTTCTTTTTTAGTTCTGGCAAATATATAGTGATAGCTTAATGTTTCTGGTTCATATAACGGAATTATCTTTTTGACTGTAAAACAAAAATCATAGTCAGAAGTTATTGATGCTTGTTCTTTATCTATATGTTCCCTAACATATTGTCTTGTGATATCATACATCTGCTTAGATGTTAATCGGCACGGGTATTCTGTTAAGAGCACTTGGGGTATCATTATTTCATCTATAAGCTGATGGTGTACATCTGCACTTGTAATATGATAGGGCTTATCCCCAAAATTTATTTCATGGATACCCACAAAATCAAATGGCACTTCATGGAAATTCTCAACTTCTAAAACTGTTTCAATTTCTACATCAACCTTTTGCTGGCTAGTGATAGTATCCTTTTTAAATTCATACAATGAGTCAATCACATCCTCATCGTAATCATTTTTATTTGCACAAAGTATTACTGCTGGTAAACTATCTGTAATATATTTTTTATCTTTTATTTCATATCGCTTATTTATGGTCTCAACGCACTCCACAGTAATGGTTTCAGGGTATTTTTCTATGCGAAACCAATGTTTTGCCCAAGTTTGGGTACACTTTTTATCGTCAAATAGCCAATTTACAAATGCCGAATGGTGATAATTATAATCATAACTATCTTTTTTATTAGTGTACAAATCCGATATAAAACAGCATTTGTCTGTCTTAATTAACATTATTTTATTTTTCATCACTCGCACCTCTCAAATTTAGCCTGTATGAAGCTTTTATATGCTATAGGTAATCTTGGCAGCATTTTTCTTTTAAACTCATCAGATGTCAACTTTCTGCGCATAGCTGCTGCCTGACGATAAGGGTTGCTGTCTATGCTGCGTCCTACGTTTTTTATTGCAAGTCCCTGTTTCATTCATTATTCTCTACTTTCTCTATAACATAAAATTTAAAATCACACTCATCGCATTTACCCGCATCATCACCTGACCATTCATATATTTTTGTGCCACATTTAGGGCAATATCGTGTGTTTTCTTTATCAGAAAGTCCCGCTACAAATACTTCCATATTTACTCTCCTCGTTTAAGTTTGTTTTCCTTTATTTTCTCCAGCACAGCTTCCGGAGTGCGCTGTGGCGTATTCGGCGATGGATCGCATTCGCTTGTCCGGAAGAAATAGCAGTACCGATGCACGGCATGCGGTCCAAGGGTGTATTTATCCTTACAGGCTGCATTACATGAGCGGCACAGACCGTTTTTGGCTGTCTCAGTATGCTTTTTCATATTACAGCTCCTATCTGTATATTTTCCCGGTCTGCCGATCGATCAGTATTATCCTGCCAGCCGTGTCAAAACCGAATTTGTCCAATGCGGCTCGTGCGGCCTTAAGTGCAGCTTTAAGGCGCTTTGTGTCGTCTTTTTCGATCGTTCTGATTGCCTTGTATGCTGTCTCGTCCCGGTAGTGTTCATCGTTGTATTTCAGGCTACACATCGCGTCCTCCGAATAATTCTCCCTGCGCTTTTGCTGCAAGTTGTTTTTTTATAAAAGGATCCAGCTCATCATCAAGGCTGGTTGCGAGCGGGATTATAATAATTTCCGTACGGGGATTGTCTTTATCGATACCGGAGATGCAGCTGCCGTCCCAGTTTTTTATTATCCGGTCATCGCTGAGCAGCCACGGACATACAAGTTGCTTTTTATGGTCTATAACTTTGTACTCGTCGCTCAGAATATCTGCCGTGGCCTGCTCAAGTCCGACCAGATCGGGCCAGTGCGCGGCACTCTCAAGGTAATAATGCACCTGCATCCGGACGGGTCCGGAAAAGTGTGGCAGACGCATTTTATAGCGCAGCAGGTTTATTGCTTCACGGCATTGTTTTTCGTATTTCCTGTATGCCTTACTGGGCAGCAGCGCTGCATGGTCTCTCACGATGGTTGAGCTGTTTTTCTTTGTCGCGGGCTGTCCGTAGAGCGTAAAACCGAATGGGTTCATACTGTTATTCATCGGTCACGCTCCTTTTTCCAGTCTGGCGTTGGCGCCTATGCATTTTAGTCCGTAATCACCAAGCATGGATTTTATCCGGCTGCCTAGTGCTTCGTCAATGTTATTTGTGATATAGGAAAGAGAATATTCGCTCGAAAACAGCGTTGTTTTATGATTTATATACCTGGTATTTATAATGTCAAACATGATCTGCAGATCCTGCTGTTGAATTTTCCCGTCCTTCATAGCAAATTTAAACAGATCGTCTATATATAAATTATTGACGCCGGTCCAGTGTTGTATAGCCTGCGAATACAGCTCAGCATTGCTGTACATGACGGCTTTGATTTTCTGGATTTCGGAGCGGTATGAAAAATAATAATGTTCCTCGCTATAATCACATGTAAGAGCTTGGCAGATTGCTATGCATATGTGTGTTTTTCCGGTACCGCTTGCACCGAAAAAGCCTATTCCCTGCCCTGCGGCACGGTCTTGAATATATCTTTCGGCTATTTTTTTCATAGATGCATGTTCTCTGGTATCAGTTTTAAATTTTGCGAAGCTGTATTTAGCGTATTCAGCAAGGCTTATTCCTGATTTTCTCAGGCGTGCCTCTGTCTGAATCTTAGCCAGGCATTTACACGGAGCCTTGCTGAAATTACCATCTGCATCGAGCACGGTGACATATCCGGTATCTTCGCATTTTTCACATGTATATTGCGTATCAACAGCAGTTTTTACTTTACCTGCTCTTTTCATACGCTCATATGTCTGAACATATGGGTTTATAGTTTCGCCGCCTTTTACAGCAGGCTTGAATTTCATAATCTCACCGATCGACTGCATTTAATCACTCCTAAAAGTCAATATCGTATTTTCGTTTCGGCGTCTCCGGCGGCTTGTCAGGGTAACCTCTGGTATCCCAGTTCCGCAGGATTCCCTCGATGTAGCTTAACGTCCGCTTATTTTGCCCGACAGCGGTTTCTATTGCCTTTATAACAACGTCAGGACCATATTTAACAATACACTCTGTAAGCCTGCCGACTTCTATTGCACCGCTGACAGGATGGATATTATTGCTATAGCAGCCATAAACTTTTTGCCTTTCAGCCGGAACGACTACCACGCTGTTTTCTTCATCTGGTTTATCATCTGTGTTTATATCTGGTTTATTATCTGGTATAGGTCTGCCCATTTGGTCAATTCCATTTTCCTGTTTGGTCAATTCCATTTGACCATTTGGGCAAATGGATTCGCCGTATAAGGAAAATGCTTTTGCCGTTAGTGCGTACCATTTTGTCCTGTCATATGAGCTCTTATTATAATTACCGGTTAGGATATAGCCTTCATCTTCAAGCTGAAATAATATGCGGCGTATTTGCTTTTCTGTCCAAAAGGAAAATAAGTCAGAAAAAGCTTTTAAACTGTTATATGTCCAATAATTACCATCAAAATAGTTAGCATCGTTAGCAACGTTTTTTATGATCCAGAAATGTAAATTATGCAACATGATGGCTTTTTCAATCCCAAGATGGCAGGCTATTTCTTTGTTGAATGAATAATCCATGATTTTTTACCTCAAAAAAATTATTAATTATCGCGCGATGATTAAAGTGTAAATCATTTTAGGTTGTAAAAAATGCCCTTTTTTTACATTTTTTGGCCGCGTCCAAATGTGTCCAAATTTGGACACATTTTACTTTTGGGACAAATTCTTATTACTAAGATTATATTTCCGTCCGATTTCTTCGGTCAGTTTTATCGGTATCAGATGATACTTTACATTGAACTCATATTGCGGCATGTTATGGCATTCTATGTGATGAACGCCACATAATGGCAGCACAAGCATGTTTAAATGGTTAATGGTATTTCTGTTGCGGCCCATGCCCACTCTGTCAACATGGTGCAGCTGTGCAGGTGGTTTGCCGCATACAGCACATACTTTATTCAGCAGACACGCATATACATACTTGCCGATATCCTCACATAATTCTATAAGCGGCTGGCCCACAGGTATATTATTTTCAATTACAAAATTGATCAGAAAGCTTATATATTCACGCGCAGTTGTCACATCACAGTCAGAAAGGGAAAATACTTTGCCGTCAAGATTTTCAGTATCAATCATAAATTTAAGCTTGGTAATTTCTTTTATGACTTCAATAGGCGTATAGCCTGACCACTCGCTGATTTTAGTCAGTAGCACATATGCTTTTTTACGCTGCGCAGGAGTAATTGTTCTGCCATCCGGCAAGCCTATACATACGTCTTTGTACTTTCTCAGACAGGCACGATCAATATTTTGGTAGGGAGCGTTGATTGTTATCGCATCAGGCGTTATATTTGTTATTTTCCCGCTGACTATTTCCATAGGATCACCCCGCAATATAAACCGGTCTGCCGCTTATCTGCTGTATTTCACCTTTGAAACGTTCTGCGTCCGAATTGGCATCGGATAGGTGGCAGAGCCAAATCTCTTTTACCTTTGACAGATCATTAGCCTTTAGAAAATCTTTTACGTTATCAAGGCTGAAATGTGTTTCCTGAATCCTTTTCCTGAGTTTTGCTGGTATAACTCCCTGCATAACATTTTTGTCGATTATGTCACCGACGTAATTGCACTCAACAAGGATATGTGTCAAGCCTTTAAAAGTGAATTTGCTGTATGCAGTATCTGTCATATAAAGCAGCTTATCTTGATTAAGCGATATATAAAATCCAACCGGCTCAGCAGCATCATGAATCGTTTTGAACGCTTTTATTTTTGCACGTCCTACTTCAAAGGTTTTATTTGGTTCTACCTGATAACAAAACGGATTTGTGTTTACGTGTAAGATTTCTGCTGTTCCGTCGCTCATATAGCAGGCTATTCCGTGCCCTAAAAGCTTTGACACTGCTTTTGAGTGGTCTCCATGTTCATGAGTGATCAGGCAACCATCTATGCCAGAAAGCTTGAAATTGCTCTTTTTCTGCAGCTCATTGTAAGGTAATCCTGCATCAAGCAGGAGAGAAGTGCGCCCACCTGTTACCAGATAGGCGTTTCCTTTGCTGCTGCTTCCTAATACCTTAATTTCCATTAGAATGACCTCTTTGGTAGTTCTGCTTCCTGAGGTTGTTCAACGGGTTTAATATTAACATCACTTGCATGTTCAGCTTCCGGCAGTTCTTCCGGTTCATCAAATCCTATTTCTTCCTGATTGGCCTGCATGTCTGTGACAACATGAAGACCGGCCCTTTGAGCTGCGCCTAATCCATCATCAACCTGTCCGTCCTTATCGATCGTCTGCTGAAAATCAACGGACATGATACCGTATTTGCTTATCAGACGTTTAATTACAGTCTTTCGCGCCATAGCATCAAAATTTTGTATCCAAAGTGAATCAGATTTACCTGATTTATAAGACTGCGAATATAATTTTCCGTGCCGGTCTATTTCGTCTACTGTCATATACAGATATTTTTCAAAGCCGTTTATCAGTTTGAAGTAACCTATATATCCAACGATTTCAGCATCTTTTTTAGGTTCACCAAATTCCATGCGGTTAGTAAACCGGTTATATGAGCGTATTTCTCCGTCATACACTTCATTGACGGTTATTGTCGAATACTGACCGGTGCGCATGGCAAGCTGGATATAGCCTTTATAGCCTATCTGGAAGGTTGCTTTATGTTTGAAAGGAATAATATAAGCAAAGCCAAGACTTGCATTTATCGGCAACTTTAATGTGGCCGCCGTCATGGCAGCGGATAATATGGAGATCGCCGGGCATTCCTGCAGGCTGGTGCTTGAATTTACAAGGCTCACCAGTGAACTTACAAATGCTGAAGAATTTTCACCTAATGTTTTTTCAAAACGGGCCTGCACGTCTTTTCTGTCAAAAAAGCTTGAGATTGATTCAAGAGCCTGTTGCTGTTTCTTTTCTATTGCAGTTTGCATATTAAGCAATCTCCTTTCTGGTTTCATCCTTAACGACTACACGGAGCTTTTTGTCCGGTTCGCTGACTATAAGGCGTATGATCTGGGCGTCAATATCTGTATTTAACTTTGTGATGCTTTCTGCGTTATCAATAAAGATAGGCGGATAGAAGTTATAGTGAGCGTCTAATGTGCGAATGATGTCAAGCCCTATGTTATACTGCATGGCATTATTGAGTGCCTTATACGGCTTGCCATCGTGCATCGGTTCGCAGCATTCGGATATGCCGCCGTTGATCTGGTCGGTAAACATCTTGAACTGCGTGAGCTTGAATTTGCTTGATACTTTATCTTCGAGCAGCTTAACGCGTGTTTTCGTGAATTCTTCAGTAAGGAACAGCTGTCTGGAAAGCTCCTCAAATCTTTGAGCGTAATCTTTTTGCTGCTTGGTAAGTTCTGCAATACGCTCCTGCGTACGTTCAGATGTTCTGATCACGGCAAGCTTATTTTCAAGATTGTCAATTTCAGTCTGCTTTGCTGCAGCGTTTTCTTTTAGTCCTGTTATATTGACTTCTGCCGCTGTTTCGACATCGGTAATCTGCTGCAGATATTTTAATTTTCTCGCTTCCAGGGCATCGATTGCCGGAGAAGAATCAATCTTATTGTCGAGCATGGCCCGATATTCTTTACGTTTATCTTCCATGATCTGTCTGATGTCGGCAGCTGTTTTTCCAAGCTCTGCGGCTTTATTTTCATTAACAATAATGTCCGCACGATCTTTATCTAAATTTGCTTTGAGCTGCTTGCCCTGTGCGTTCATGTCCTCTAAGCGTTTTGCTTTTTTAATGTTGTAGTCTGTACGCGCCTTGTCTTCTTTTTCTCTGGCCAAATTGATTTGGTCGGCTGGCAGCTTCTGGCCGCACAGTGCGCAGGTATCATCAATCGGTGTATCCGGATACTTTTCCGCGGCTTCAGTATCGAATTTATCCGCAAGTGCTTTCAGGTCGTTTTCAATATTGGCTATTTCTTCCTCATTTGCGAGCTTTCTGGAATCAGCAAGAGATTGTTCTTGTCTGATACTGGACTCCTGCAGCTGCTGTTCGCTGATTTCTTTTGACAGTGCGGTGATCCGGTCAGTGATATCTTTGTTCAGATCGTTCTTACGCGTCAGAATTGCTGTGTCAACCTCAGCAATGGCTTTTTTGAGATTAATAACCGTGCTACCATTTTTAGCAAGCAGGATTTCTTCTTTTGTCGTATTGAGCTCTTTTCTTACGCAGCCGAGAGCAGCTTCAAGTTTTAATTTGCTCTCGGACGGCTCAACATCGATATTGTTTTTTAATTCCGCTATTTTCGCAGGAATAATTTTCAATTCATCGTTGATTTTCTTCTTTTCGGCGTTGATGGTTGCCTTAAAATCCTCAAGACTTTTATTGGCAAACAGGTTTTCAAGCTCTTTTATGTCAGGATTTGCGGCAAATATATCTGCACTTTCAACATCACCGCAGATTTTAAGGACTAATTCCCTGCGGGCTTTCCAATCAATGTTTTCTGAGAAATGATGAACGTTTGTCAGTAATTTGAAGATGTCTTCAGAAATGAATGTTTCTTTGATATAAGCATTGAATTTATTTGTAGGTTTTGGCGTTCCGTCAATGAAATATTTAGTTTCATTACCGGTGTTTTCCTTAACGGCTGATCCGCGTTTCTGTGTCCATTTTTCAGTCAGAACTTTTTTTAAGGTCACTATTTCATTATTATCCAGGCGAAATGTTGCTTCGACGGCATATTCAAGATTGTGTCGCGGCTGACCGTATGCATCAAGCGGTTTTATTTCAAATACAGTTTCATTCAGGCTGTTCTTGTTAAACAGCAGCCACCAGATCGCATCAGCCACCGTTGTTTTGCCGGTACCGTTGTCTCCATATATATCTGTGTCGACCCCTTCAAAATTGATGTCGAGTGGAACACCTTTAAAGTTTTCTGTATGCAATGTTAATATTTCCATTTTCATTCTCCTTATGTTATAATTTACGTAAGTTTATTTACCTAAACCGCTTAAGTGTTGTCGCACTTGGCGGTCTTTTTTATTGCGTCCTGCAGCTGGACTAAGTCCGTCCTGTTGAATATGACTGTGCCGCACCGGTCCAATCCTTTTAATGACTGATACAGCGTTATCACGCCACGCTTATGCAGCATTACCACCGTGAAGTAGTAATCATTTTGGATAATGCCGATAATTTTTTCGGTAAGTGTACCTTCGACTTTTTTTCTTATTTTTGTGTACTGCTCAGGGATATCGTTAATTGTGTACATCGTCTGCCCTCTGGTTCCATGCTTTACGCGCTGCTGTAATAGTTTTAAATGATTCGGTACTCACATGACATGTCAAACAGCTGCAATAATAATGTTTAACGTGTGTACCGTTCATGTTAGTAACATAAGATTCCCGTTCTTTTGCTTTCCCTCCGCAAAACGGACACGGCTTAAGCTTTTCCATTATCTGCATCCTCCAATGGCGTGGCGTTGCAGGCATAGGCGCTGCATTGTATACACTTGTCAATTAAACAGTCTGTTCGCAGGTCAATAAGTCCGTAGCAAAAGCAGCGATTGTCATTTGGACCGTATTCATAGCGGGATATTTTAGCTCTTTTACAGTCTGCATCTAGCGATTTCCCGCGCATAACTGCTCGTGATATTGTCTTTTCGCTCATCTGCTCACCCCCATCACGATCACCGCCGTTGCCAATATGCAGATGGCAAATAACACGTCCACCCATCCCCCGATGCGGCGACTCATGATTTTCTTTGTTTTTGCTGCAGTTTTTGTAATCATGTTTGCACCAACTTTTTCATTAATATAAGCTTTAACACCGCAGATGGCAGGTCCTTTTTAAGCAATTCCCGCAGCTCTCCGGCCTTGATTGGTTTGCTGTATCCTATTCGTTTCATTTATATCACTCCTATCATTCATTCCCGATAAATATCAATCTCATACCATTAAAATTTGAGCGCTTTTCCTGACGTTTTTTAGCTGTTGGGGTACTGAGCCAATAAACTGTAAATCGTTTTAATTTTTCATGAGCTGCAATTTCATCAATCGTTCCGTCACACACATTTTTTTCGCCTCTGTATAGGGCGTATATGCGTCTCATTTGTCCACCCCCTTTTCGTCATATCCGATAACTTCGGATTTCAGCATATCTTTTTTCTTTGATCCTAAAAAACATGCGGCTATAAAAAATGCTGCCGATGCAACACTTGTAGCACCTAAAATTAGACCCACCCAAAAATCAATGCTCATATTTTCACCTTCCGCTGCAGCTCTCTTAATTTCCGTCGGCTGCCATTTACGACTGCCGGGCAATTCCGGTCGTCAGCGCAGACCATGACTGACTGCCCACTCCACAGCACCAAACTCTGTATGTTCGAAGGTTTTAGTATTCGTCCGCAACGCCAGCAATACGGGATCATGCCCGCCTCAGTTCTGCATCAAAGTCAAAAGGCTCAGTTGATAATTTAAAATTCTTTTTAGTAGGCTGCACAGGTTTACTGTGTTCGTACTCCGACAGGGCTTTATCAGCAACCTCTGGACGTATACAAAATCTGTGTCCTTGACGAAAGCAGGGTATGATACCTTGCTTACAATAATGTTTGACTAAATCGTATGGCAGTCCACAGTGTTCCGCATATTGCAATGCGCTCATGGCTTTTTGCATATTATCATCTTCTTTCTGTGCTATAATCACCATTTTGAATAATTCAGCTAAAATCGCATACGATGAAATAATGTATATGATTCATCGTGAAGAAAAAAACCATCCGGACCAACCTATTGATGTTTTTCTTACAGCATATCCGGAACTGTTTATCCTTGAGATTGGCCGTTATGATCAGCAGACTCTATGTTTTCGGGGTAAAACTGTGCATTCAGGTGAATTCCAAACTGTTCTAATCCATTTTTCACAATTTTCATTGATACTGCGCCCACGTCCGTTGACATCAGAAGAGAAGAATTCTGATCAGCCAATAAGACGTATTGGTTTCGTTGGATGTCCTTCAGAAGCTGAATAATCTCTTGCAGGTCTTCATGAATAGTCGTCATGGGGACCGGGTCTTTTAAACTGTCCATTGGTTCACCCCCTATGCTGTTTTTGAAATATGCTATAATCACATTAGAATAGGACGTGATTATTTGAATTTAACCAAAACAGACTATAATATTTTATTTTTTGTTAGTAAATTTGATACTATTGATTTAGAAACTATACTTAAAAATTTTAATGAGGATGTTCAAACTACTGAATTAAGGCTTGAAATGTTATCCACTCCAGCGTATAAAAACAATATTCCAATTGACGATACTTGTTATATTGAAGAAGGTTCTGTGGAAACTCAAATACCCAATTATACTTTCCCAATACAAAGACCTAATGGAATTTATAGGATTACTGCATTAGGCAAAAAAACTTTAGAAGATTATAGGTTAAAGAATAAAATTGAAAACCGTAAATACTGGATTAACTCAGTGCTGACACCTATCGGAGTTGCCATGGTCACAGCAGTTCTAACAACCATCGTAACTTTGTTAGTAACAAAATATTTAGGCATATACTTGTAAATAGTGACGCAAATATAGTGACTAAAATAACCGTTAAGGTTTCATGATTCATCCACCATTCAAGTTTAAAAATTTTCATTTGCTCACCTCCCCCCTTATGTTAGATTTTTGTTGCCTATTAGGAAACCTTTTCGGCAAAAAAAATATCAACAGGATTGGATATTCCTAAAAGTTTCATCAGAGTTTCTATTTCATTATTATTAAATACACCTTTTTTTAATCTATATCTCAGACCACGTTCACTTATTCCAAGCGATTTTGCAACTTCTCGTTGTGTTAATCCACATGCCACAATTTTGCCTTTTAATTCATTTATCCTAATCATCGTATCATCTCCTCCCTGTTTCCTATTAGGCAATTACATTGTACAATTTATTATCTATACAGTCAATACCCATTAGGCAACTTTTTTGTCATTATATTAAAAATATGTTGCTCATTAGGAAATACAGTGCTATACTTGTACCATAAAAATGATGTTAGGGTGATAGAACATGAAGAAAGAAAGTCGGTTAAAAAAACCTGTAACCCCGCAACAAATAGAATTTGCTAATAGATTAAGAAATAAACGGTTAGAACAAAATTTGTCATTACAAGAGGTTGCTGATAAAATTGGCATATCAAAGGTAACACTATCTAGGTATGAAACACTTGATATTGTTAATATTCCATCCGATAAAATAGAAGAATTATCTAAGGTGTATAAAACCTCTCCCGCGTATCTGATGGGATGGGAAAAAGATGTTTCTGAAACCGAACCGCTCCCCGACCTCACCAAAAAAGACGAACGACAAATACAGAAAAAACTGAAAGCCCTACTTGATGATCTTGATCCAGCTGCAGGGGTTGCTTATTATAATGACGAGGAGCCTATCAGTGACGAAGATAAAGAACTTTTACGCATATCCTTAGAAAATACACTGCGCCTGACAAAACAGTTGGCTAAACAAAAGTTCACTCCTAAAAAGTATCGTAAGGAGTGATTTCATGAACATCAAGGATGAAGTTGTGAAATTGATAAATAAGTATGATACTAATAATCCCTTTTTAATTGCTAAAGAATTAAAAATAATTGTAATGTTCGCCCCTTTAGGCAATACCTTAGGACATCATTTATACGATTCAAGATTTGACGTTATCCATATCAATGAAAAATTAAAAGAAGAGATGAGAACGTTTGTTTGTGCCCATGAACTCGGTCATGCGATATTACACAAAGGCGTATCCACTAATTTTTTAAGGTATCATTCATTCTTCTCTACAGCGCGAATCGAACGACAGGCCCATACTTTTGCAGTTGAAATGATACTTCCCGACAAATATTTAAAAGAAAACAGCGATTTTGGATTATATCAGCTAGCCGAAATGCATGGTATTCCCAAAAATTTAATAGATCTGAAATCGCATTAAAAGAAAATCATTATGTAAAATTAAGGGAGTGCTTGAAATGAAACGGATTTTAGTGCTAGTAATTTTATTATGTATTATTGGAACGACATGTTTTGCTGAAAAAAATCCTAACGATATTTCTGATAAGTTTAATTATTTGGGGTTTGAGCCGATAACATATAACGAAAATAAAATAGACGTTACAATTATTGGACCTATTATTGCTCCGTTCCCAGATTTTTATAATAGGGAACAAAAATCTATGGGTTATTACATTAAAAAGAGTGATTGGCTGGGTTCAAAAACCTTTTTTATGTCTTTAGTTGGAATGAATTTAAGAATAAAGAATAATACTGATGATGCAATTATAGTGCATTGGAATAAATCAGTGCTCACTTCGGATGATTTTAAAGGAACGCCATTTCTGCCTCTTCAAATGAATTTAAAGGATGCAGGTAATCAAGCTTATACCCCCGATACAATTATCCCTCCTAATGACTATTCCGAAGTTATGCTAACAACCAGTCATGTTATTAATGTTAATAGCGAAACTAACCCTTTTCCTACCAATCCTATGATAGTTGGATCTATCCTAAATTCACATCAATTAATGGTGCAATCTATATATATGTGTATCTCTGACTCATCAAATCAACTAAAATTTTATAATTTTAAAGTACCTTTTACGGAATTACAAAATAAGCCTATGCATAATGGTAGATTGCTTGATCCATATAACTGGATAACTAATATGCTATACAGATTACAAAGCAGACAAAATAATTAAAAATAAAAAAGCCGCCCAGTGCTGGAACACCAAACGGCTCTCGGCTGATTACTCAACCTAAATGCAATTAAATTATATCAGTAATCAGCCTCTATTTCAATTGAATAGGAGGCTTTATTTATGTCTAAAAACCGCAAACGCGGAGAAGGGTCTATCTCATACGAAAAATCACGGAAAAAATGGCGTGTAGCGTTTTTTGATAATGAAGATAACAGGCATTACAAAAGATTTGACACAGAACAGTCCGCAGCTGCGTTTTTAATCGAACAAATCAATGACATAAACAATGATAATTTTGTTGCTCCGTCTGATGTTTTATTTGGCAGATGGGTGCTGGATTGGTTAAAGACTTATAAAAAAGATTCCGTCCGGCAAAGCACATATGATTATTACAAATTCCTGATCGGTTATTTAAAACCGCTGACTGCGCTCAAGCTTCAGGAAGTTACCCCTTTGCAAATCCAACAACTGTATAAAGATCTGTTAGAACGGGTATCGGCAAATACGACACACAAAGCCCACTCCTTGTTGATCGGTATATTTTCAAAAGCATATAGCCTCGGTCTAATCAAGAAAAATATTATGGATAGCGTTGAAGCTCCGCATTTTGAAAAAAAAGATATTGAGATATTTACTAAAGATGAAATAGCGAAAATACTGCGTACATGTGCTAATCACGCCATATTAAATAAAAGATATGCAGCTGTGCTTTTAGCTGTAACGACGGGTATGCGCAAAGGTGAGGTCCTAGGACTAAGACGATGCGATGTTTTTTTAAATGTCAGACAAATATTTATTCGGAAGATATTAGTACGGACCAGCGCGGGGCTGCTGATAGGCAACCCAAAAACAAAAGCATCTGTGAGAAAACTAACCGTCCATGAAGAAACGATTAAGGAATTACAGAAGCTGCTCTCCAACCTTCCGGCAGGCGATGAGCAGCTATGCTTCGTCACGGCCAGTAATAATCCCGTGCAACCTACCGCTTTTGATAAATTCTGGCACAGCGTGCTGCGGAATGCAGGGGTAGAATACAAAAAATTTCACACTCTGCGACATACCTATGCCACGAATTTACTTGCCGCTGGAGAGCCGATCATAGAGGTGTCCCGCAGATTAGGTCATAGCAAAATCAGTCATACGCTTGAATTATACGGGCATGCCATGCCAGATTATGACAAAATATTAGTTGATAACACAAAAAATTTATACGATTTGCCGCGCCTGTAGTGGGCACAAAAGTGGGCACAATTAAATTTTATTAATACCCATAAATCCTTATAAATAAGGGGCTTATACAATAGCTAAAATATATGCCCAAATGCTTGTATCTCTATATATCAAGGGAATTACGCTCCTGTTTTAGCTTGAATGGCATTCAAGAGGTCGAGGGTTCGATCCCCTTCGTCTCCACCATAAGAAAGCAATAACCATGCAGGTTTTGAGGACTGCATGGTTTTTTATTTATAGCGAAATCAATAAGGTGGGCCATTTTAAAAATAAGCGATACCATCAGCAAAATTATTGACGGTATCGCTTATTTTATTTATGCATTTTTATTTTTGCGGATGGCATCTTCAAGATCAAAAACTGGTTTATCTAATTCGCTGCGAATCAAAGGGCCAGCATCTTTGACATCAGCAACATAACCATTAAGTAGGTTCTGACACTGTATAACATCATTTGATGTTTTTAACTCTATATCTCCATTTTCCACTTGCCGGAATGTAAACATAGAAAAGAGGGTTTGCAGGTATGCAGACATAGCAATGTAAATTAGGTTAGCACGTTGCCCCAAAGAATAATTTTTACGCCGCTGATCAATATTTAGATATTCATCTGGTATGAAATGACTCCCAAAAGCCATGGATAAGAGGTCAACTGCATGTTGTATCTCTAGTATTGTTAAAATCATTTCGTTATATGATTCATCAACTCTACCTAGTAGCCAATCCGTTGAAACTGCAAATAAATCAGAGATGTACACCAACATAGATTCATTTGGAAACGATTTCTGCGCGCGAACCCACTCGTTAATTGTTGATTTCCCTTTTGTGCCTAATATACGTGTTAATTCTGGATATGTCAGATCATACGTATTTTTAAGTAAGACAAATCGTTCAGTAAATTTATCTCGTACAGTCAAAAAAATACCTCCATCCCTTGCAATCCCAAAAAAAATTGGGTTTATATAAAACATATAATCTATTACCGATTATATCATTTTTATAGAGTGGCCTTTCCCCACGCGGTCAGATACCGAAAACGAAAGGAATCACTCGATTTCGTAAAAATGCTTGATTTATCACCTACGCTGCCAATTTCTCTAGCGACTTGGCTGGCAGGTACTCCACGCAAAACCCGCTTAACGGCTTCTTCTTTAAATTCGTTGCTGTATTTTGTCAATACTCTCACCTCATGAATGTATTTTACCATTCATTTTAGCTGTCTAGCAAAGCGGGTATAGGTTAGTGTATGAAGGCCGTTACGAAACAGTAGATGGACAACATAAACGTAAAAAGATTGCTGCCGTGTCAAAAAAACTTTAAATAGAAAAATAAAAGAATGGCAAACACAAATAGATAACGGTATTTACTTGCCTCCGAACGATATGACCATAAATATTTTAGCGCAAATTTGGTTGGATAATATCAAAACATCAGTAAAAATCAATACGTATCATCAGTATGACATATTGGTACGTAACTATATTTTACCTCGTTATGGGCACCAAAAATTACCAACATTGAAATCAATTGAAATTCAATCATGGTTAAATAATCTATATCAATATTGTCCCAATGGTTCTAACCACTTGTCGGCAAGAACTATTAATGCAATCCGTAATGTTTGGAGAACGATGATGGGATTTGCTGTAGATAATGGGTTCACAGGTAATAACCCGCTCATGGAAGTTAAACATGTTCGTGAAGAAAAAAAGAACCATTGGTCTTATCAGAAATACAACTATCAACATTATTGAATATTGCAAAAAAAGGTGAGTACTATCCCGGTGATGATCCGTTCGCTGATTATTTGAAAAAAGAGTATTACGTTGCTGTTACTTTAGCTTCTCGCACGGGCCGTCGTGGTGAGGTGTTCGGCTTGGACTGGAGTTATGTCCGTTTAAGGATATCCCTTCTTGGAGAAAGATTGGACAGATTGGTATCTATCAAGAAGTTTTCTGACAGAAAAAGCTTTGTATTCGGAACCTTGATCTGAATGAAATAATACATGCTTTGGAAATCCACGATTGGTATAAGCTTTTTGCAGGGGAGCTTGTATTAGTTTATGGGAATGCTCAGAGGTGACATTCCAGCCTATGATTTTCCTGGCAAAAAGGTCAATAACAATGCATAGATAGTTGAACCTGCCATTGACCTTGATGTAGGTAAAATCGCTGACCCAAATCATATTGGGAGCATCCGGATTGAAACCTTGATTAAGATGATTTACGCATAGCATCCCATCTATGGGGGCAGGCTTATATTTAGGCTTATCCATCGACATTCTAGGCAGAGCCATATGCCAGCCATCAGCCGGTACACTCTGCCAACACTGATGGTTATACCATAGTCACGCTTAAGGACATGGTGGATTTTATAAGCACCAAGGCTGTGGCGTAGTCGCTGTAGATATGCACGACAGCGGACTTAATTTGTTGATTAACCGCTATCCTGGGGGCTGGTTCTGAGAAAAAATGCTTGTAATAAGTGCTGCGGTTAACATGCAACACTTTACAAAGCACTTTAACACCATGCTGACAGCGCAGTTTAAAAACAGCTTCTAATCTTTGTCTGAGTGTGGCGTGAATATGGCAATCGCTTTTTTTAAAATAAGATTTTCCTCTTCAAGCTGAGCATTGCGTTTTTGGAGTTGCTTGACCTGTTTAGCGGTAATAATCTCACCATTGTCGGTTTCGACAGTAGAATATTGCTTAATCCATTTACCAAGAGCGGATTGAGATACACCGTATTCCTTTATAAGTGCAGTTTGAGTCTTGCCATTGTGGTAAAGCTCTACAAGTGTGCGTTTGAAATCTTCTTCGTAGCGAGGTGTTTTTGTGGACAA